AGGGCGACAAAAGCGACAGAAGGTATGGGAGGATTGGAATGGTGAGGTCGGAGACATCGGAGACGGTATCGTTCGGAGAGTTGATTGGGAATTACCAGGGATTGTCAAGCGAGCTTTTGAGGACAAAGATTCGTAAGGTAGCAGAAAGTATTTATATACGTTCAATGCATTCTTGGTGTACCCCGTTATGTGAAGCGTGTCTAAATAAGGGTGGCCATGTGTCGAACTTGTGCAAGCGCTGTGAAGATAACTATCAAGAGGAAATAAATCGTATTATATGGCTTATTCATGGATTAATGGAGTCAAATAATGCCGCAAGCGAATAGCCTGAAGTGGTGGGATATGAAAGCCCAGAAGTATCTTGACAAGGGCGACGACCGAGACCGTCCGGACGAATTCAAGGCCGCGGCGAAGCTCTTGACAGGCTCAGTCTTAGAGGTCGGTTGCGCCTTTGGGAATTTCTGTAAGTATCTCCCTGAATCACAGCTATATACAGGATTAGACCATTCAGAATTTATGATTGAAATCGCCCGTGAACGACACCCGAAAAGAAAGTTTATGTGTAGAAGCATTTTTAATGGGCTATGTACGTTTAAAAAGGATTTTGATTGGGGCTTATGTATGCAAACTTTGGAGCATTTTAGCCCTGTATATTTTAAAAACGCCATAGAAATCATAAGGTCCATGACCCGTAAAGGGCTTGTATTCACGGTCCCTATGGGTATACAATCGGCAACGGCTGTCAGGAATGACGGCCATATTAACGAGTGGGCTACTGAGCATGACTTTTTAGCAGACTTTGGGAGGTTCGGTATTGTCGAACGATGGAAAGGGCGACCAGATCATTGGTGCGGCGTCCTCAAATGGAACGATTGAGATTCCAAAATGTGACATAAAAATTCATGGTCTCCAAAGGTCGGCAAATAATCTGGCTTATTGGGTGTTCCGTAAGAATTATAATACCGTGGCCTATGGGTCGAAAAAGACAGGCTGCAAGCATGGAAAATATATCACTTTTAAAAGGCTCGGGAGGCATTTACCGATTATCATTACCGTCAAAAATCCGTTTGCATGGCTGGTTTCAGCACATAGAAAATGGGGTCGAGGGACATTTAAAAAGAATCCGCTCCTCCATGAGTGGTTGAGGAAATGGAATTACATGAATAAGCATTGGATGGATGTAGATAATGGTGATTGCGGAAAGGCAGTAATACGTCATATTGACGTAATGAAAAACCCGGAGAAGGCATACGACGACGCCGCCGTAAAGGTAGGAGCCATAAGGACTTCTGAAGAATTTGTTATACCTGAAAACAGGATGAATCAAAACGTGACGGTTTCAAATGAGAAATTCCATCCGGAATATTACACCCAATTTCAGTATTTAGAGCAATACCCCGGAAGGTTATTGGACGGCCTCCGGAATAGAGTTGACATGGACCTTTGTTTACGAATGGGACTGGAGATTTTACCATGAAAATATCAATCAGCAAACAGATTCAGGCGGATATTGAGGATGGGGGGTGGTTCAATTTCCATCGGTTTTACACGTGGATTGCGGATCAGGGCTACACTTCCCACATAGAGGTCGGGTCTTGGATGGGACATAGCGCGGTATATCTCGCAAAAGAACTGTTAAAGCGAGGGACAATATTTTCTTTTTATTGTGTAGACCTCTGGGAACTTACAGCCGACCTCAAGAAAGTGGACTGCTCGGCTGATAAAAACACCATGCGGAGAAGCGGGAAAGTCTTTGACGCTCATATCCAAAGCAAAGGGGTATCCCATTGTATCCAGAAAATACAGGCCTGCTCATGGGAAGCGGCCGAACAATTCCCGGACAACTCAGTTGATTTTATTTACATAGATGCAGATCACCAATATGACTCGGTAAAAAAAGACCTTGCGGCCTGGACGCCAAAGCTGAAGTCAGCCGGAATGATTGCCGGACATGACCTCCCAAAACCAGGAGTCAAAAAGGCGGTTGATGAAATATTCGGTGGTAAATACAGCACATTCCCGAGGTCATCCGTTTGGTTTATCCACCGGCGCGATATTGTCAATGTCAAATATGCTCCTCTGCCTGAAGTAAAGGTTTCAAATGACGCATAAATTTGTGATCTGGTTGCCATTCAATCGCTGCGATACTGGAAAAGAGAACGGATTCCGATATAAAAAGACGCTCGCCAGGGCAGAATGGTGGGAGCAACGGGCTGAGATTATGCGGGAATACACGCTCCCGAGTATACGACACCAATCAGACCAAGACTTTAACGTCATAGGGGTTGGATTAATGAGGGATACGGACAGGAATAGTCCGGTAGTGAGCCTATTTGACGGCATAGATATGATGTTTTTAATGGACAATAGGGAGATAATTGAAGAAACAAGCCTTGAGCCTTTCGGTATTATGACTCAGTATTTTGATAAATGCTCTTATTTGACCATGATCCGCGTGGACTCAGACGATATGATCCACCGGGATTTTATAAAAGAGATAAAAAGACTCGATCCTGAGAGACAAAAGGTAGCATATTGTATTGATGGATTCGCCTATTCTCCGGACGGTAGGCTCGCCAGCTATCATTGTCCTGCCACTCCACCTCCTTTTTATGCGATTACCTTCCCGAATTGGGCGCTGGAAAACAAGGAAAAATACGCTAAATACAGGCATAATAATAAGCTCTACAAATATCACCACCAAATTCACCAAGCCCGGGCTTCTATTCGGCTACCCGATGGGCTATACTGCTACGTGCTTCACAAGAAGAATACGACAAGCGCCTGGGATAACAAGAACACCTATAAACACATAGGCAGATTTATCGAGGACGACGAAATCAAATCCAGTATTTTAAAGGAATTTGGGTATGGGACAAGCGGTTGAAGTGGAATGGATCAGGGACGGCTGGAGGTTAGGTAATAAAAACCTCCCTCCGATGGCTAAGGGACACGCTTATAGGCGAGCCAAAGGGGACCGGGACTTTATGGAGAAGGGCGAGGACGAGACTTATATAAACGCCGGATATGTAAAGAGGATTGAAAATGCCGAACCTGATTACGAAAGCGGAATTCCGCCTGATGCTGGGCCTCTCGACGACAGCGGCGTCTGATACGCTTTTGGACATACTGATTGACGGGGCCGAGGCCTACGCTGAACAAGTTCTTGGGGTGAAATTTACCTCAACCACCCGCACCGACGAATTGAACGGAGGGGGGCATTCTCTGATCCCATTCTCTCTCCCGATTACCGCTATCTCAAAAATCACTGACCAAATTTCCGAGGCAGAACTTGACTCAGACACATTTCGCCAGCTTGATAATCAAATCCTTTTCGGGACAAGCGGCTGGAATAGGTGGCTTCAAGGTCGAGGGCGCTACAAGGTTGAGTACACCGGGGGCTATGACGGCGCGGTTACGGCTCCCGCGGGGCTCAAATTGTCGGTCCTAGAGCTTTCTGTAAGGGGTTATCACAACCGTTCCGGACTTTCCAGTCAATCCAGCCAAGGCGTATCTACCAATTGGGAGACAATAGCTGCCTCTGATATAGGCGCGAAGCTCTTAAACTTCTCATTAACGAGCCCATTTTGATTACGTTTATTCCACTTGATCGGCACAGACCAACGAGAACAGCCACCAAAGGAGGCTCGACCATTGTGTTAGGTCCAGCAACCGAGATATTCGGTGAATTTGAGAGAAATGAAAATGAGGTATTCCTTAAAGTCTTGAGGGACGAGGACATTCAACGCGAGGACATTATTGTTATAAAGGAGTAGGAAAATGGCTAAGGACACTGTTAAACCTGGGGAAACAACGAGTGAACATAAAATGGCTAAGAGTGGGGCTATCTGGGGAATTGTAGCGACATTCCTGGGGGCTCTGACCTCGATTGGTTCAGTCGCCGCGGACGCTCTTGGGGCTGATACCAAGTGGGGAATCATTGCCGGTGCCGTCATCGCTATGGGCGGTATGTTCCAGACGACCCTTGTGAAACTCGGCTATATCAAAAGCCGAACAAACGTGAAAGAGGCCGCAGAAAGTAATAAATAATGTGGAAACTTATATCTGTTTTAATCGGAGAAATTTTTAAATTCCTCTGGGAGAACCGACATGATACAGCCGAAGTGGCACAGGTTGACGAGGCTATGCATAAGCGTTTTATTGCTCGGGTCAATGATGCTGACAAGCGCGGGTTGCTTCCGCCAAGCGGTTTTCATAAGGCCGGGGGCTCCGGTAATGTTGGCGGAGGACGTAAAGGCAAAAATCTACGTTCTCGACGTAAACGGTAAATGGGTTAAAACTTCAGGCATACTGCCCGCCGGTTATATTGTGGATTCGGACCCGAGAAAAGGGCCGAATAAAATAGACGAATAAGGTGATTGCCTTAGCTCATGTTCTTTTTTGGAGTCTCGCACTGCTTGTGTTTACAGCATGGATTAAATCGCTTGGGGACGGGGATAATGACTGATGGAATTTATATTTTTTGCGGCCGATATAACCGCGACCGAAGCCGAGAATTGGGCCGAATACGCGGAAAAGCATGGAGCTGTTGGGGTATTAATTGTTTTTGTCATGCTATTAATTGCGTCTATTATATGGTTGATTTATGACAAAAGGAAAACAGAAAATGAACATTCTGAGCAACTCGCAGGCGCGACATCTGCATTTTTAAAAGAGACTACGAGCCTGAGATTTGCACATAATGACGAGGTGAAAGACATTCGCCGTGGATACATTACGGCCCTGGATAAGAAGGATAAAGACCTTATTGACATGAGAATAAAAATTGAAAGTGTTTACGAGGAGCAAATCCAAGATCAAGGTGAAATGCAAAAAGCATTGACGACTTTTATTATAAAATCTGACGAAGCCATTAGGCGAATGGAGGCCGGAAAATGACACGCTTGGACGCGCTGGAGGAGAGACGAAAAGAGACCCGGAAGCAATTAAGGGAAACCTTAGAAGCCTGTAAAGACCCAGAGGCCCTTCGTAAACACCTTGAAGATATAGCGAGAGGAAATGGCAAAAATGGAACGAAAGTCAAGGTGCCACGGATGCCAGCGCCCGACCGCGAAGGTATTGGTGGAAAAATGGCTCCAATTATTTCCGGAATTTACGATAAACACGATGAAAATACACCCGAAAATAAAGCCTGAATTAGATTATTTGTGTAGTGCTTGCTGGAGTGATATAGACGATGCCGACAATTCCGACGATAACAATAACCGATAATAAAGACGGGACCGGCTTCTCAGTATTAATTGATGGAGACCCGGGGGCTACGAACACCGTAAAATTCAGACGGCCTGGGGTGGCTGCCCTCACAACCGGGGGCTCAGTCGTAGGGGACGGTACGGTAGTAGTAGCCTCCGGGGTGGGGTCTTTTCTGGTATTGGTAGAGTCTTTGGAGGCGGGCGCTACGGCTTGCCAGGTCGGTTCTGTTACTGCTACAACCTCAATACCATCGGCACAATATCGCGTTATGTCGGTCGTCGGGATGCCTGGTACAGTCTATAAAAGGGCGACCCTGGAGCGCATAGAGAGGCCTATACAGCCATGACAATTGGTATAAAAGTGAAAACCAAATTAGATATTAAAGGCGTTATTAAAGCTGTTCAGCAGGCTGGAGGATATGGACGTGGTTCAGGTCCTTCAGGTGGTCAGAAAACCGCTCTGTTTCGTTGTGGTCTTGAGGTAGAGCGAGAGGCCAAGCTGTCCATGAAAACCGGCGGAGGGGCCAAGGGGACCCCTTCAAGCCCCCCAAGCCCTCCCAATGTCCAGACCGGCAACCTCAGAGCCTCGATTGCTACGGCCGTAACTGAGAAAGGTACGGTAATCGTAGGCCCTTCAAAGCAGGCTTTTTACGGAAGATTCCACGAAGAGGGCGGAGAATTCGGGGGCCGGAGCTTCCCGGCCCGACCTTTTATGAGACCAGCCTTTAATAAAGTGATCAAAAACTGTAAACTAAATTTCAGAAATATGCCTTTGGCGAATACCCCAGCGGGTAGATCGCTGAATAGCAAGAAAGGCAAACGATGATTGCCGAGGGTCTTTATGACCTTATATTTGCAGATGGCGGGATTACGGGCCAACTTGCAACGTATGAATTTACGACAGGTAGCCCGATAGCTGCGATATTTACGATTGATCCGATTCCTGAAGATGCTGATTTTCCGGCTATTTTAATCAGGGAGACCGGGGGGATCACCGGAGGAGGTAGCAGGGGGCAGGTAGGCGCGACCCCAACGGCAGATATAATAATCTGGTTTGATAAGGATCAGAACGAAGTAGCAATGCGGGATTTGGCTTGGGACGTGTTTGAATTGGTTAATCGCTCAGAGCTTGTATTGACTGGAAGTTTTGATGACTGCGGGACGGACGCTTTCCCTCCCCAGAGAATAACGGATAATGATGGATATAAGGGTTATTTGGTCCTTTCGACCTCCCAAATCTTAGAGAAAAATTAAGGAGAAGTACCATGGCACAGCGAGGCAGACTTGCGGTTTTGAAGGTGGGCGGGGTTGTAATTGATCTTGTCCGGGACGTAACTAATGATTTAACCGCGTCCGAAATTGATATTACCAGCCGGTCTACTTCTGGCTGGAAGGCATTTTTACAGGGCCTAAAGGAGATGGGCATCTCATTCGAGATGATTCATGACCCTTCAAATGCTGGCTTTGTCGTTCTGGAGACTGGATTCGATACCGGAAACCCTGTTACTTTTTCGGTCCTGGATAAATTCGGGTCTGGATATACAGGGACGGCGGTTGTAACCGGCTTTACCCGTACAGAACCCTTGGACGGTGTAATCAGCCAAAACGTTACACTCAAACCAGATGACGAAGTAACGATTATCAATACCGGCTCTTGATAGGCCCGGGGGAATGATCGTGGCCGAGGGGGAGTTGTCTCTCTCGGCCTTTTTTGAAAGGGACGGGACATGAATTTTAAAGACAAAGAAGGCACGATTTGGACCCCGATAGTAAATGCATGGACGGCTAAGGTCTATCAGGAGAAATCCGGATTGATCTTGCTTGATATGACTACTGAAAAAGGCGGTTTTCTTGAGGCAATTTCAGACAATCTCAGATTCATTGACCTTCTGGAGGTTCTGCTTGAAAGGCAACTCAAGGAAAGGGAGGTCAGTATTGAGGACCTTTTCTATAAAATGGACGGCGATAATTGGGAGGACGCTACCAGGGCGGTCGTAGAAGCTAATATCGAATTTATGCCTGAGAAGAAAAAAAAAATAATGAAGGCCCTGTATACGAAGAAACTGAGTTCTCTAGAGAAGGTATTCCAGGAGGGTCTCGAAAAGATAGTGAAGAAAGAGAATCTGGAGCTGACGTAGAAGATACGGAAGAAAATACAAGGCCGTGGACCTGGAAAGACTTGTTTGAAGCAGCAGGAATTGCCGGAGTTGATCCATGGCCCTATACTTTTCGACAGCTTGTTTGGATGTCAAACGCGAAACAAAGGAGCGAATGGGAGCAAACGGCTTTGATTGCCGCACTAATTCACAACACAAATTCCAAGACCAAGCGAAGGGTTGACGATTTCAACCCATTCAAGGAAACATCAGGACCTAGAATGTCAAATCTTAGTGTGGGAGATACAGCAAAAATATTGACTGATAAGGGTTTTAAAGTCAAGCGTATGACAAAAAAAGAAGCCTTTGAGCTTTACGGGGATAACAGAAAATGAGCGCGTCTGATGTAAGAGCGGGTGGGGCTTTTGTTGAGATTACGGGCAAAGATAAGGGCCTGAAAAGAGCCCTCGGGAAAGCCAGTGCGTCTA